AACAAATTGAAGATTCAATATTAGCATTAAATGAAATACAAGATATACAAGCAATAAAGATTTCTGAAGCAGAAAAAGATATGTTAAGAAATAGCATTATAAACAAAAAACGTACAGAGTTTGTGACAAAAATAATAGAGTTAGACGGTTCTGGAAAACATTCTAACTCATAAGAATTTAACATTACAAGTATAAATTCACTATATTTATTATATCAAAAAAAGGCAGGAATGTCAATATGAGCTGTATTTTTAGAAGAGTAAGAACAAAAGATTATAAGAAATATTACTTCTGTAAAAAACTTAATTGCAAAGTAGAATTTGATTTTTGTAAAAACTGTGAATGTAAAGAGTATAAGAAATATAAGAAGCCGAATTATAAAAAACATAAAAGAACAAAAGCTACTGCAATACAAAAATATGTAAAAGAAGCGGTTTGGTATAGAGATAATAAACAATGTATTTTTTGCGGAAAGCCAGTATCGGTATTTTATGCAAATGCTCATTATATTCCACGTAGTGCTGGAGGACTGGGTATAGAAGAAAATATTTTTACAGCATGTGATCATTGTCATTCCGAACAAGATAATGGACTAAATACGGAAGAACATGATGAAAAAGCAGAAGCATACTTAAAAAGCAAATATTCTAATTGGGATAGAAGCAAATTAATATATGAAAAGAATACAAGAGAGGAGGAAATTTAAATGGCAGAATATAGACCAGTTTACACAAATTTTTGGGAGGACAGTAAGGTGTTAGACGATATGACTCCAGAAGATAGATATTTTATGTTGTATTTATTAACTAATACACATACAAACATGGCAGGCTGCTATGAAGTAAGTAAAAGAATAATAAGTAATGAGACAGGTTACACAATTGAAACAGTAGAAAAGTTATTAGACAGATTTGAAAACATTCTTAAATTAGTAAAATATTCTAAAGAAACAAAAGAAATACTTGTTTTAAATTGGTATAAATACAATTGGACAAGCAGTGACAAAGTAAAAGTAAGAATAGAAGCGGACATAGAATCAATAAAATGTGATGAATTTAAAGAGTATTTAAATACCGTATGCATACCATATAAATACCCTATAGATACGGTATCAGATGAAGAGGAAACATACCCTATTGATACGGTATCTATACGGTATGCATATAACTAACTCTAACTCTAACACAAACTCTAACTCTAACTCAACTCAAAATAAAATAAATAAAGATGAATTAAATAAATTAATTCATCTAGTCGTGAATTATTTAAATCTAAAAACATCTAAAAATTTTAAAACATCTAGTAAAACAACTGTAAAGCATATAAAAGCTAGAGCCCTAGAAGGCTTTACATTTGATAATTTCAAAACAGTAATAGATACAAAGACAGCAGAATGGAAAAACAATAAAGAAATGTCTAAATATTTAAGACCAGAGACTCTGTTTGGAACAAAGTTTGAGGGATATTTAAATCAAAATTGCGAAATTCAAAATAAAGAGCAAGAAGAAGCAGTAAACGAATACATGGAAATGAGTAGGAGGTTTGAAAATGGATAATTCTAATCTACACTCAGATGAAGCTGAAGTAAATGTTATAGCATCAATTCTAGTAATTCAAGACAATAGTAAATACATAAATAGTTTAGAAACTCAAGACTTTTACTCTAAAACTAACAAGGCAATATTTAGCTTAATGAAAGAGCTAAACGATAAAGATGAAACAGTAGATTTGCTAACTGTGAAAGAGCTAGGTGTAACAAAAAAATTCAATGGAATAAAGCTATTAGAAACAATGACAGATATGACAGATAAGCTAGTTTACGCAGGAAATATAGATAAATATATAAAAATACTTAAAAACTTAAGTGTTAAGAGAAAGATATTTAATACTGCAAAAAAAGTATGTGAAGAGATATCAGAAGTAGATCCAAATAAAGATGAAATTGAAGTAAAAAACGAAGTAGTTCAAAAGTTTTTAAATATAAAAACAAACAAGAAAAATAGTAATGCTGAAATGAAAGATGTAATGATAGAAACACTAAAAGACATAGATGATAAATATCAAAAAAGAGATGATTATAGTTTGCGAACAGGTTATTTAGATTTAGACAAAATAATAGAGGGACTACATGAACAGGAATTAACGTTGTTAGGAGCAAGGCCAGGGGTCGGCAAAACAGCATTTTCTTTGCAGATGGCAGAACACATAGCAAAAAAAGGGATATATGTTTATTTTGTAAGTTTAGAGATGTCTCGAAAACAATTAGGAAATAGAATAATAGCAAGAGAAGCGGAAATTGATAGTCACGTGTTACGAATGGGTTGGCTTACAGAAGAAAACTTTGCAAAGATAAATGAAGTGGCAGGAAATGTAGCAGATATAAAAATGTGTATAGATTCTGAGTCAACAACAATACAAGACATAGAAGACAAGGCAAATGAATTAAAGCAAGAGAAGAATTTAGGACTAATGGTAATAGATTATTTGCAGCTACTAAAGAGTAGAAATAAATTTACAAACAGAGAACAAGAAGTAGCAGACATAAGCAGAAGATTAAAACTACTATCGAAAGAATTAAATATTCCAGTTGTGGCACTATGTCAGCTAAATAGAGAAACAGAAAAAAGAAGAAGGCCACTACTTGCGGATTTAAGAGAGAGTGGAAGCTTAGAGCAAGATGCAGACAATGTAATTTTCTTATATGTTGACGATGAAGAAAAAGTAAAGAATAGAGTAATAGATGTTGAAGTAATAGTTGCAAAACAAAGAAATGGACCAACTCGGAATGGTAAAGATTCAATTTAATAAAAAACAGATGAAATTCGATAATGTAGGAGGATAAGATGAGGTATATAACAACACAAGAATTTTTAAAGTTAGATGATGCTAATAAAGCAAGAACACTTAAAGAGATAGCACAAGGAGAAGTAAGATTAAAAGAAGGTGATTTAAAAAATGGCAAAAGTAAGTGTAATAGAAACAAGAGTAAAAGAGGTATTAGAAAATAGCCCAGCAACAAGAGAAAATGACAATTTGCTATATGTTACATACTTAGAAGAATATCACTATGTAGATTTTAACAGACAGACATTTATAGATTATGAAAGATATGGACTACCGAGCTTTAAATCAATTGAAAGAACTAGAAGAAAAATACAAAACGAAGAAGACAAATACAAAGCAAGTGAAGTTATAGAAGAGGGACGAAAAGAAGCGGAGAAACAATTTCAAGATTATTACAGGAGGTAAACAGTGGAAGAGAATCTAGATAAAATAAAACAACAAATAAATGATTTTGCTATCAAGTATGGAGTAAGATATATAGTTTTCAAGACAACTGAAACAAGGCTAGAAGAGGGCAAAATTGTTGGAACAAATGTAGAGTCAGAGCTTATATATTAAAAATAAAGTGGAAGAGGTATAAACAATGAACGAATTTAAAGAAAGTTTAAAAGTAAGTAAAGAACAATTAGAGTATGAAGAATACAAAAGAAAAAGATTTGCAAAAGAAGTACACAAAGAAAAATGGGACAATGCAAGAAAAAGGTTAGAAGGAGAAGAAAGATGAATATAAAGAAATATGAAGAAGTAAAAATACTTCAAGACAAGACATTAAACGAAATAAAAAGAGATTTTAAAGCACAAACAATAATAACAGCAATACTAGTAATATTAGCGTTAATAATATGTTTTAAAGCATGGGACACAGCAGTAAAATATGAAGAATTAAAAAAAGATAAACAAGCATTAGAAGATATAACAGAAATGCAAAGAAGCATGATAGCAGATTTAGAAGAGAATTGCAGAGATTTATACATAAAAAATGAGAAATTGAAATTTGGAGGAAATGAATAATGAAAAAAATAATAAGTTTAATAGCATTGTTGATATTAGGAGCATTAGTGTTGACAGGGTGTGCAGGATTAGAAGTAAATGAAATATCAGCAAATGATATAAAAGAAAATGACGAAGTAATAGTAATTACAGACAAATGGATTAAGCGAACAGATGATAGAGATTTATATATGATAGGAACAGAAAATGAAGTCTTTAAAATAGAAGATAATATATTTGTTGGCAAATTAAACAGCTCAGACATATACAACAATATAAAAATAGGACATACATATAGAATTACAACAACAGGGTTTAGAAGTACGTTTTTAAGTTCGTACAGAAACATAAATACAATAGAAGAAATTACATCACAAGATTAATATAAGGCTAGATAAAGTCTAGCCTAGGAAGGAGAATTAATGGAAGAGATTAAAGAAGGAGATTATATAAGAACAGAAGATGGAGAGATAAGAAAAATAGTTAATATTGATAAAACAGAACAAACAGAAAATAATCCAGTAGAAATACTTTGGTGTAATTTAGATAAACCAATAAAGATATTAAAAGAATGTTCAAAAGATACAATATATGCGATAGAAATGAGCGATGCCCAAAAGTTAAAACATTCTAATAATATATTAGACTTAATAGAAGTTGGAGATTTTGTAAATGAATATAGAGTCTTAGCAATAGAAGCTAGTATATATGCAAATTCAAAAAGAATATTGATTTATAAAAACGAAAGAGAAAAATACGAAAGATGGATATATATACAAGAATATAACGGAAGAATAAAAACACAAGATGATATAGTTGTAATTTTAACTAAAGAACAATACGATGCTAATTGTTATAAAGTAGGAGGAGAAAATGAATAGAGAGATAAAAGAAAGGTGTTTAAGCAGAAAAGATTATTTAAAAAAAGACAATAGTAATGTTGGTTATGCTTTATATGTTCAAGATAATATAAGAAAAGATGACTATGTAAGACTTAATACAGGAGAAATAGTTAAAGTAATAGGAATAAAAGAAAACAATGTTAATAAGAAAGCTATATATTATGGATTTTATGATACTGATTGGTTTGATAGTAGTGCAGTAGAAAACTTTTCAGAAAAAATAATAGACCTAATAGAAGTTGGAGATATAGTAAATAATGGGTATAGAGTAATAAATGTAATAAATAAAGGACCTTGTCTAAGTGGAAAATGTATAGATATAGATAGTAGCAAAGATAGTAGTGAGTGTACTTTATGGGAAGAAGATATAGAAACAATACTAACACATGAACAGTTTGAACAAAATTCATATAAAATAGGAGGAGAAGATGAATAGAGAAATAAAGTTTAGAATATGGGACGTAGAAAATAAGGAAATGTTAGAAGTACGAGAATTAGATTTTGAACCAACATTTTATGGCGGAAGAATAGCCATTAGACCAGACCAATATAATGACTATTTTGATATAGAAGATATGATTTTAATGCAATATACTCGGATTACATGATAAAAACGGAAAAGAAATATACGAGGGAGATATAGTAAAAATAACAGGAAGCAAAGGAATAGATATTGGAAAAGTTATTTATGAATACAATGGATTTACTGTTGATGTTATGAATATGAATAGATTTTATGGAAGAGTTCATCTTTTAGAAAAATTTACAGAAGTAATCGGCAACATATACGATAATCCAGAGTTATTAGGAGGAGAAGAATGTTAATATTACCAATTAAAAAGAAATGGTTTGACATGATAAAAAGTGGCGAGAAGAAGGAAGAATATAGAGAAATAAAGCCATACTGGACTAAAAGGTTTGAAAATTATTATGAAATAGCAAAATTAAATATTGAACTAGAATGTCCAAAATTTAAAGAAATTTATTATAGGGTAGTATTTAGAAATGGATACGGAAACAATGCTCCACAAATGACTTGTGTGTGTAAATTAAGAGTAGGACAAGGCAAAGAAAAATGGGGTGCAGAGTCTAATAAAGAATATTACATATTAGAAATATTAAAGATAGTAGGAGGAGAAGATGAACTTTGAAGATATAAAAAATATGAACAAAAAAGAATTTGAACAATTTATGTTTAATATACAGAGCAGTAACAAGAAGTTTTGTACAAGATGTGGAAATTTTACATTGGATAGAATAACAGTATCAATTGCCAAAAATGGAAATTCTCCACGAAAATTATGTAATATGTGTAAAGAATGTTATACAGATATGCTAGATTATTTAGGAATAAGTGATATTGAGGAGTAGGAGGAGAAGATGAGTGTTAAAGCAAAAGTAAAAAGATTAAATAAAGAAATTATAAAATTAAAGGATGAGCTAGAAACAGAAACATTATCAAATAGAAGATTAAGACAAACAATTTAGTGATTATGTTAGACAATTAGAAAATATAGTAAAGTTTGCATTAACTAACCAAATAGGAAATTTAAGAGGTGGAATGCAAATAGAAAGATACGGAATAGATAAAATGCAAAATTTAAGATTAAGTATAGATTATGTTCCAGAAAATAATAGTTACATAATAAGAGTTAGTTATTAGGAGGAGAAGATGAAACAAGCAATGATTAATTATATGCAACAAGAAAAGAACGATGAATTATATACTCCAGATGAAGCAATAATACCAATACTAAAATATTTAGATCATAATTTGATTTATTGGGAATGCACAGATTTTGGAGAAAGCAATATAACTAAAGTATTAAAAGAAAATGGTTTTAAAGTTATACATACAAGCAAAAGGGAAATTGATTTTTTAAAAGATAAAGCAAATTTTGAGTTTGACGTAATTATAACTAATCCGCCATACAGTTTTAAAAATGATTTTCTAAAAAAATGTTATGAATATAATAAGCCTTTTATGCTATTATTACCACTTACAGCGTTAGAAGGTAAAGAACGAGGAAAATTATATAGAGAAAAAGGCATAGAAGTTATCGTTTTAGATAAAAGAATAAACTTCATGAAAGAGAAAAAGAATGTATGGTTTAATACAAGCTGCTTTTGTCACGGAATATGTGATAAATTATTAAACTTTGAAAAAGCAGGAGGAGAAGATGAAAGTACCAAATGATATAAAAAAAGCAATAAAAAAATGTGCAGAAGCTGAAAGTAAAGCAAATTTTTATGAAAGAATAATTATAAAATGGCTTGAAGACATGAAATTAACAGAAGAAACAGCAAATAATCCAACAAGAAATATGGAAGATAGTTTTATAGATTGCTGTAAACTCGGTTATGCACCAGAAGATTTTATAGAAATATTGGAAGAGTTAGGAGGAGAATAGATATGTTAAAAATAAGAGATGATGTAGAACTAGAAGATTTAGAAAAATTTGGGTTTACAGTAGTTGATGATGATTATATTTGGTTAGAAGAACAAGAAAATATAGCAATAGACAGGTATAAAAGAACAATACATATGTTTTCAAATTATGAAGATGAATTTTATAATTTAGAAGTGATATATGACCTAATCAAAGCAAATTTAGTGATAAAGGAGTAAATATGGAAGAGAAAATAGAAAAATTAAAATTTGTTAAATTACCAATAGATGAAGAAACAGGCAAAGAACAAAAAGAGTTTGAAGAAATGTTAGGACACATATATATTGCTTATTATAGTGAATTTGGAAAAGGGTATGTAATATTAGGGACAAATTCAAAAGAGGCAAGTAGAGCTTTTGATAATACGATTTATAAAACATTAATATCAGCAGGTGAAGATAAAGAATTTGCAAGAGCATGTGCATACGAAGGGGAAGATTCAGGAATGTGCTTATACATACCTAAAGAATGTTTTGAAAGAGCAAAGGAGTAATATTATGTGTGAATACTGTGGAAAAATAATAAATAATAAAAAAATATTAGATATAGACAATGAAGAAGAAACACATATGGAAATTATTAATCAAAAAAAGTCTTGGGGATATATGTTATATGTTGAAATAGAAGGACAAGACAATGATGGATATAAACCAAGTCAGTTTTTTCAAATAAATTATTGCCCAATGTGTGGAAGAAAGCTACGAGAGGAGTAAATAAGATATGTTTAATACTTATAATGCAGGAGATACAAATTTAAAAATAAATGCTTGTAGTGGTGGAATATATAAAACATATAAAGAAAGTTGGTTTATAAATTTTCATCTAGATAGTACTTTATCTAATAAAATATTGAGAAAAGAAGGGTGTTATTATAGACCTGGATATGGATATTCTACAAGTGAATATGATTTGGTCGATAGATGCAATAAAGGGTTAGAAAAAGTAAAAGAAGTTGAAATACTACAAATGATTATTTGTGGAGATAAAGAAGTGATTGCAGAAGTAATTTTAAAAGAAGATTTTGAAAAATATTTTGAGGGGAGTAAATAAGATATGAGTAAAGATGAAGAGATAGCATTAAAATTAACAATTGCAATGACAGAAGGAATGGGAAAAGCAGGAAATACACCTAATAATCCTTACGAAATCGTATGTAATTATAAAACAATATTAGAAAAATTAAGAGAGAGGAGTGATACATAGTGAAAGAAAAAACAGCTGATGAAGTTATATTAACACCGATGTATGAAGGCGAAGTATATAAATATCATGAATGCTCAAATTGTAAAAAAGAAATATACTTTGAAGAAGATATATTTCAACCATTTCATTTTGAAGAAAATATAAAATATTGCCCATTTTGTGGAAAAGAAGTAATAAGATATGCAAAACCAAAATTTATAGAAGAAATAAATTGGAATTGGTTAGATGAATACAAATCTGTTGTAGAAAAAATGTATAGAGAATTAGAATATATAATTTATTGTAAGCTAGATAAAGAACAAATAGACGAATTAGAAGAAAAGTCTGCAAGAGGAATGGAATATTTTGGACAGGATAGATGGTCCTTTCCATATAGTAAAGGAACTATATGCGACATAATTCATCGAATAGCAAGAACTAAAGTACATTATACGGAAAAACGAAAACTTGAAAAAGAGTTTGGAGGTGTTTTAAGTGGAAGAAAATAGTATAGAAGAAGATATAACATTAATAGAAAAAAGTTTATGCGATAAAGATACAATAATACAATATCATTATTGGGTAGGAACAGATTTTTTAAATGCAGTAGAAAGAATAGTTGCAGACTATAAAAGAGTGTTAAAAGAGAATGAAGAGTTAAAAAGAGAAATAGAAAGACAAAAAGATATAAATACTATTATAAATGAAAAAGGATTAGACAGAAATTATGAAAAAGCACTAGAAAAAACAATGACTAAATTTAAATGATAATATAAATAATGATTTTATAACAATTCAAAAAGTAAAAGACAAGGTAGAAAAATTAGAAGAACAATACAAAATAGCACTAGAAGAGAATAGCACAAAAGCATTTATACTAAAATGTCAAATAACAATTTTACAAGAACTATTAGAAAAGGAGAAATAATATGACAGAAGAAGAAAAGAAAGCAATTGAATATAGTAAAAATTGTTTAATGAAAATAACTTTGGGAATAGATTGTGAATTTGATGTAAATATATTGGACACACTTTTAAATACTATTAAAAAACTACAGAAAGAGAATGAAGACATAACACAACAAAGAGATTATTATAAAGCACGATACAATGAATTTAATGAAGCATTTATTAAAATGAAAAGCTAGGGAGGACAAAAGACAATGGAAGTACCAGAAACATTTAGAGGTATGAAAAAAGTAAAAGAATACCCTAATCACGTACTATATGAAAAGACATTAGTAGATAAGTGGGGAGAAGAACATACAGTAAAAGAATGTGTTACATATTACGATCTAGGATTTACAACTAAACAAATAAGAGATAAAAAAATAAATGCAGGGTTGCATTTATAAACGAAGGAGGAAAACATGGAAAGGTTAAGTAAAGAAGAATATAGAGAAGCAAAAGGCTGCTTAAAAAGATATAATTATAATTGTATTAATATAATAAATATTCAAAGAGATATATTAAATATAAGTGTAGCACCATGTGATGGATTACCCAAAGCTCCATATTCGGTTGGAGATAATACTTTAAATAAAGTAATAAAGTTAGAAGAAAATGAAGAATTGCAAAAATCAATTAGAGAATATAAAGCAGTTATTCAAGCACTGCTGTTAGTAGATTCAATAGCAAACGATATATTTGAAGAGGAATATCAGAAGCGGCGAAGAAAACAAATGGAACATAATAGATAAGCTTAATATAAGTGAAGATGTTTATAAAAGAAGAAAAAGAAAACTTATATATACAGTACATAAAGAATTAAATAAAATAAAAGAAAACTTACAACCGTAAAGGCTGTAAGTTTTTTAAAAAAAGTTTAAAAAAGCATTGACATACTACGCACAGTAGTGTATAATATATACATACCAAGAGGAAAGGGGTGAGAAAATGATACTAAAGAAATTATTAAAAAAACAAAAAGAGCCGACCTTCATAAAGAAAGTCGACAAATGGCAAACTGAAATGTACTTATACAAATTAAATCAAGAACGACAAGCACAAAAGTAAGCCATAGCAGAGAGGGAAGTGCAATTCCCTCTTTGCAAATATTATAAAAGGGAAGTGATAATATGTCAAGAGATTATAAAAAAGAAAACGCATGGAAAAAGAATAAATATGAAGAAGTAAGAGGAAATATCGATAAAGAACTAGGAACAGAACTAAAAGCAAAACTAAAAGAAGAAGGAATATCAATAGCAGAATGGATTACTAATAATGCAAAAAAATATTTAAAAAAATAAATTGCCCTTTTTTTGCCCTTTTTTTATAAAAAAAACGTGTTATAATTGTATTGTGAAAAAGTGAATATAAGTTCAAGAGCTAGAAAATAGCTCTTTTTTCATGCTTTCATATAATCAATGATACTAGATAGTTGATGTTTCCCCTTTTTATAAATTAAAATTGCTCTCCTAAAATAAATTTATTATGAGTGATTCTAGTTATACTCGTATAAATAGTACGTAGCAATATAAAAAATCATTTAGTTTTGTTGTCGGAATGACATTGAAGCGAGCAAATAAGACTAACTCGCTATGATACATATATTGTTACGTAGTGTTTATATTAATAAAACAAAGGAATAAAAGGAAATGGTAAGTGAATTATGTCTAAAATACAAATGCAAAGAGTGTCCAGGACAAGTAAAATGCTACGGTTGCGAACATAATTACATATTAATAAAAAGAGAAACAGTAACTAATCTATATAAATGCACAAAATGTGGAAACAAATTAAGACTTAACAAAAACAATACATGCTGTGAATGTATAAACTCATGTAAAAACAAAATACAAAGCGTAATAGATAAAGAGAAGGGAATATATAAGAAGTGTAGTGGATTTGAAAAAGAGAAGGAAGAGGAGAAAATATTATAATTGGGAGTTAGAAATAGCAAAAGGAAATACTGATAAATTTTATAACTCTACAGATTTTGATATAGTTAGAGAGCAAGTGCTAAAAAGAGATAAAAATACGTGTCAATTTTTTTTAGGCAAATGGAATGATGGTAAACATTTTCCAAATAAAATCAAAATAACAAAAGCAGAAATAGCACATCATATTATACCAATTAAACAAAGACCTGATTTAGCATTAGATATTAATAATATGGTAAGTTTAAGTTTTGAAGCACATGAGATTATAGAAGATAGAAATAGATTTAAATATAAAAAAAGAAAAAGAATTACGCAAGAAAGGTGGTAACTATGAAGCTAGAACATTTAATGCAGGCATATAAGATTAATGAAATAGAAGCGGAACTAAAAGAAGAAACCGAAGCAACAGACATAAATGGCAATAAAGAAAGAGCTGGAGTAATTAGCTTTGGCAACGGAATATCTGCAAGTTATTTATTAGATGATGAAGAAATAGTAGTAGCAATGAAAATATTCTTTAATTGCCTGGCAAGAAATAGTTTTAAAGTTGATGCACAAATAAGTTATGTAATTAAAGTTATAACAGTTATGCAAAATACAATAATGTTATTATCTAATATACCTCAAAAAGAATGTAATATGATATTACAAAGTTTAGGATTATTTGACAATACATTTACACAAGGAAAACAAATACAACACTTAGACCATACTTATAAGATAGAAATAATAGATGGATTATTATGTTTAAGTATAAATGAAAAAGAGGAGGAAAGATAATGGAAACAGATAAAAACATTAAGATAGAACAGAATAGATATAAAGAAACTAGAAGAAGAATTACCAAATTTAGAAATGTATTTGATATGAGTGATAGAGAAATAATAGAATATTTAGCAGAAGAAATAGAACAGTATAGAGATAGAATAAAAGAACAAAATAGAATAATAGATGAACTAAGTAAAATAACAATACAAAGTGAAGAAGTAACATTAGATACAATAGAAGATGAAGTGATGGATAAGGATATAACAGAAATTATATCAACAACCCAATATGCAGATGGGAAACCAATACAATCAAAGATAGAATATAAATATAAAGAAATTTAGAAGCGGAACACCCCCGTCAAAATCTCGGACTAAAACGAGCTTAAGGAGAGCGGGTGTGTGGTGCAAACTGTTCAAAAAAATCGATTCTTCACGTGAAAGGGGGGTATGAATGTGCCAACTAAGAAAAAAACAAACAAAACTATTGAAAATAAAGAGAAAGAGATGGAAAAACAAGTAAAAAATGTAGAAAAAGTTGTAAAAGCTTTAACAGAGAATGAAAAAAATAAAAGAAAACAGCAAATAGAAAAACAGAAAAGACAAAAAATAGTAAATGAAAAAGCAGACACAATAAGAGAAGCGCTAAAAGAACAATTAACAAATCAAAACAAATTTGGTGAGCAATTCGATGATATGATAGAAGATTACATTTTTCTTGTGAGTTTAAAAGAAGAATTGCAATATGACATTAAAATTAAAGGCTTAAGATACAGTTCTATGACAGGAAATGGATATACAACGGACAAGCCTAATGAGAGCGTACAAAATCTTTTAAAGGTAAATGGACAAATGCTAAAAATTTTGCAGGAATTAGATTTGAAAGCACCTGAAGAAGAAGGTGGAGGAGATGATTTACTGTAATGAAATAAATGAATATATAAAATTTGTTGAAGATAATCCGAATGAAACAGATGATGAAATTAAATTGTTAATTAAAAATATTGTAAAGCCAACATTGTCGAGAGATGATGTTTTTTTTGACGAAGAAACTTTCAAAAAAGCAATATTATATTGTGAAAAATGGTATTACAAATTATTTCCTTATCAAAAATTTGCTTATGCTTTATTTTTTATGTATGACAAGAACAATTTGGATATAGTTATCTTTCCAGATATCTTAATATTAATGGCCAGAGGAAATGGAAAAGATGGAATGATAATGCCATTAGCAAACTTTTTGCAGACTCATTATTATGGAATTAAGAATTATCACATTGATATTGTTGCAACATCAGAAGAACAAGCTTTAAATTCATTTAATGTTGTTTACAACATGTTAGAAGACAACAAAAAAACAATGAGAAAATACTTCTATTGGAATAAGACAGAAATAATTAATAAAACAACTCATTCTACATTAAGATACAACACGGCAAATGCTAAAACAAAAGATGGTAAGCAAACAGGAATGATTATATTTAACGAATATCATGCGTATGAAGATTATAAACAAATTAATGTATATAGCTCTGGATTAGGAAAAATTAAACATGCAAGAACCGTTACAATTACAACAAATGGACAGGTAAGGGAAGGCCCACTTGATGAAAAAATAGCTTTAGCAAACAATGTATTGAATGGTGAACAAAATTTTTTAGGATTATTACCAATTATATATAAAATACAGGACAAAAAAACAGTTGATGAACCAATGAAGAAATTTTTAGAAACTGGACAGAAAGAAGACATAGATATAACTGCTTGGGTTCAGGCTAATCCTAGTTTGAGATTTATGCCTATTTTAGAAAATGAAATTATTAAAGATTATTTGAAAATGCAAAAGCAAAAATCATACAGAGTAGAATTTTATGCGAAAAGGATGAATTTGCCACAACAAGATAATGAAGAAACTGTTGTTGAGTGGGAGCTAATTTTGAAAGCATCTTATATTGATGAGGAAAAAGAAATTGAAAGACCAACAGGAGAAATAAAAGGAAGAACAGCAATAGTAGGAATTGACTTTGCATCATTAAATGACTTTGCAAGTGCAGGTTTTCTGTTTAAAAGAGATGGAGAATATATTTGGAGGCAAAGAACTTGGATTTGTTCTAAAAATAAATTCTATAATGATATTAAATTTCCTTTTCAAAATATTGGACAAGATGGATTTAATGATTTTGAAATAACAAACAAAGAAAGTATAGACGCAAGAGAAATGATAATGTGGATTCTATCAGAAATGAGTAAATATAATGTTAAAAAAATTGTATTAGATACATATAGATATAAATTATTAGAACAAATTTTTAAAGAAATGGGAGTATCAGTTGAAACAAAAGATAATCCTTATGGATTGGTAAGAATGATAAGATATCCTGCAAGTATTGCAGCAATAGTTGCTCCCCGCATTGAAGTTGCATTTGCAGAAGGTAAAGTAAATATAGGAAATAGCTCAATTATGAGATGGGCAATAAATAATACTTGTGTAAAAACAGGAAAAGATGGAAACAAAAAATATGAAAAAATAGAGCCAAAATTAAGGAAGAATGATCCTTTTATGGCTTTTGTAGCAGCAATGAGTGCTCAGGAACTTTTAGATGAAGAAATTATTTATGTTTAGGTGGTGAAGTAATGTTTCTAGATAAAATATTTAAGAATGACAAAGGAGAATATGTAAATATATTAGAAGTACTGTTTGGAAAAAACGATTTAGAAAATTATATATATACAATAGCAGAGGCTCATGCAATAGATTTAATAGCAAGCACTATTGCTAAAACAGAAATACAAACTTTTGAAATGAAAAAAAATAAAATTGAAGAAAACAGAGGGAATTTGTATTGGACATTAAATATACAGCCTAATTTTAATGAAAATGGAACGAGTTTTTTATATAAATTAGTTTGTAAATTGTTAATTAATGGTTCAGCACTTGTTTTAATAAATGGCTCTAACAATGAGTATTTATATGTTGCAGATGAATTTAACATTAGCGATAAAGTTTTAAAAGAAAAAGTATTTACAGACATAATGATATCAGATGCAGAAGGAAATTCTATAAGTGCTACAAAGAAATACACAACAGATAATACTATTTATTTTTGCTTAAATAATAATTTGCTAAAAACAGCAGGTGAAGATTTTAAACGAAATACAGGAAAAATACTGAAAGCAGCACAAGGCAGCTTTATAAAAGCAAATACAGGAAAATGGAAACTGAAAAAGCCTGGTGGACAACCAATGTTGATGGATGCAGAAACTGGACAACAATTAGATTTGAAAGATTATAAAGAAAGAATAACAGATGGATTATTTAAAGAAGATGATGCAGTGGTATTGCTATCTGAAATGTTCGATTTAATAAATCTGAATGAAAACAACCAGAAAAATCTAACGGATTTTGAAAATACATTTTTGAGAATAAGCAAAACAGTAGCTCAAAAATGGAAAATTCCATTAGATGTTTTTTTTGGCGATTTTACAGACAAATCAAATGGCACGAATAATTTTATAACTTTTGGAGTGGATTTGTATTATGAACTAATAGAAGATGGTTTTAACATATCTCTCGTAGGAAAACAAAGTTATTTAAAAGGTGAATATGTAAAATTTAACAGAAGCACAATTTCTCATAGAGATGTTTTAGATTGCGGAACTGGCATTGATAAACTGACAGCAAATAAATTTAGCAGAAATGAAATAAATAAGTTTTTAAGATTACCTTATATAGATGAGGATTGGGCAAATGAACACGCCCTTACAAAAAATTATGAAAATGTGAAGGGAGGTGCAGGAAGTGAAGAATAAATTTTACAGTTTTGAAAAAGAAAGCGAGAATAGTGCAAATGTTTATATTTATGGAGATATAACATCTTATGAATGGTTTGAAAATGATGTTTCGGCTTGGGGCTTTAAAAAAGAACTTGAGGAACTGGGAGAAATCTCAGAATTAAATGTTCATATAAATTCTTGTGGAGGGGAAACATTTCAAGCTTTAGCAATTTATAATTTATTAAAGAGCTTAAAATCACAAATTAATGTATATATAGATGGAATTGCTGCTTCATCAGCATCTATTATTGCTATGGCTGGAAATAAAGTATATATGCCAAAAACATCATTAATGATGATACATAATTGCTGGACTTGTGTTCTAGGAAATGCAGAGGAATTAAGAAAAACTGCAGATGATATGGACAAAGTTAAAGAGGCTTATAAAGCAGCATATTTGTCTAAAATTAAAATTACAGAAGAAGAACTAGAAAAATTATTGTCTGATGAAACTTATTTGACAGCCCAAGAATGTTTAGATAAGGGATTTGCAGATGAATTAATAGAAACAGAAGAAGATAATACCATTAATCAATATGCTAATAAAGCTATATTCAATCTTGTTAATAAAATAAAGGAACAAGATAAAAAACAAAAAGTTGAACTTAATGAAGAAACAATAAAAGAAATATCAGAAAATGTTGCTAATAGCATAGTTCAAAGCCTAACTAAAGAAGGCGAAAAAACTAAAGAGCTATTAGATACACATCAAGAAAAACCGATTAAAGAAGATGCATGGGCATCTTTTTTTAATACAAAAAATTAAAAAAAGGTAGGTAAAAAATTATGAAAATTAATGAAACAAAAATGAAACAAGCTAGAGAAGATGCTTTAAAAATTCTTCAAGAAACAGAGGACAAATCACAAGCAGTTATTGAAGCTATGGACAAAATTGTGTCAGTTCAATATGAAGATTTAATATCAGAAATTCAAGAACAAGCAAACAAAGCAGAAAGTGATGCTAATTATGCAAAAACATTAGGCTTAAGAAAATTATCAAAAGAAGAAAAAGATTTTTATACAGCTTTAAAAGATGTAAAACAAGCAATAACAGCTAAGCAAATTGATATACTTCCAACTTCAATTATTGATGTGACAATGGAAGACGTTAAAAAAGATAGCGGAATACTATCAGACGTAAACTTTACTCCAGCAGATGTTAAAAAATGGATCGTAGCAGAAAAAAGTGGTACTTATGCATGGGGTGCATTAACTGACAGCATTACTGGAGAATTAAGTGCAGAGTTTGAAACATTAAATATGGATGTAAATAAACTTTCAGTTTATTTAGTAATACCAAAAGGAATCAGCGACTTATCGTTGCCATTTGTAGATAAATATTTTACAGCTATACTAAAAGAAGCTTTAAATGATGGATTAGAATATGGATATTTACAAGGAAATGGGGTTAAACAACCTATAGGAATTTATAAACAAATTTCTGCAGCAAATTCAGATAAAACACAAAAAGATAAAACAGTTAATACAACATTAACTAACTTTACTCCAAAGGGACTAGCAGCTGCAAAAAAATACTTATCAAGAAATGGTAAAAGGACATTTGATAAATTAGTTTTAATTTGCCATCCAAATGATGAAGCAGATTATGTTGCACCTGCAATATATGATGCTGAAGGAAGAATGATAAGCTCATACAAAAACCTTGTTGTTAAAAGCTCTGCTAATAATCCAGAAGGAAAAGCAGCTTTAGTAATTCCTAAAAAATATACAATGGGATTATCAAATTTTGGAATAAAAAATTATGAAGAAGTAAAAGCACTAGATGATGCTGATGTTGTTATAGGAAAAGGATATGCAAATGGTAGGGCAACAGATGATAACACAGCTTTCGTTTTTGATGTAACAAAATTAGAGGAATATGTTGCTCCTGTAAAAGTTATTGGAACTGTAGAAACAAGTGTAAAGGGGACAGTAACAACAAATACTGAAACACCAGGAGCTTAGATATAAGCTCCTAAATATAAATAGGAGGAATTAAAAAATGGCTTACAAAGTAATTGAGAAATTTAAAGATCTAAAAGACAATGACTATATTTATGAGGTGAATGACATTTATCCTAGAGAAGATATTAAACTTGAAGACATACCTCAAAAAAGAATTAAAGAATTGACAACTAAGAAAAATAAAATAGGCAAAATTCTAATTGAAGAAATTGAAGAGGAATCTGCTAAAAAAATAGAAGAATAGAGAGGTGTATAATGAACAATACACAAATTGAAAAATTAATTGAGGAAATTAGATCAGAGCAACATGTTTCGCCAAATGAAGAAGATGAGGTTATAGAAAAGCTAATAAAAGAAGCTGAATTTGATATTAATAGCAAATCTGGAGCTAAAATTGATTATGATGCAGACTTAACAGCAAGAGGCTTGTTAAAGAATTATGCAATGTATAGAAGATTTGGCAGAATTGCTGAATTTAAACAGTTATACGCAGGAGATTATGCTGACTTACAAGCAAAATATTACAAGCCTTCCGACATATAATGATGGAAAACTTAAGCTTTTTGCTATAAAACAAACCCAAAATACTTATCCTGTTGAATATTTAAAAAATATGAAAAAGGAAGTATGGTTTGAAGAATTATCAATATCAGACAAACTTCGTTTTGAAAGCGAAGAAAGAAAAAGAAAGCTCTCTTTAAAAATTAGAATACCTCAAATGAAAGAAATAACCTCTTTAAATGTTGTAAAAATAGGCAATGAATATCACAAAGTGTTTAATGCCTATCACTTTACTAATAATGATGGATTTAAGCAGACAGATTTAACTCTTGAGGAATATCCAAGAGTAAAATTGGAGGAAGATTTATGACAAAAAAAGAATTAGTTGAATTACTAGAAAAGTTAAAGATACCTATAAAAGAAGGAACGCCGACTGATGAAATTATGGAAGACGAAGTTAGAGTTTGTTTTTGGGATTATTATTGGGAAGACCAAACAGCAAGTGGAAAAGATTATAACACTGTAGTTACTTATCAGATTTCTATAATAGCTGACAGACCAAGACATACGAAACTTTTGGAACTAAAACATTTATTGAATGATATAGAGCTATTTCCTGCGATACAACACGAATATGATCCAGAAACAAGGCGTTGGCATTCATTTTTCTCACTAGAGGTATTAGAAAATGTCTAATGAAGTTTACGGATATAGTGGATTTGAGGCAATGTCTGAAATTTTGGAAAAATATATAGATGGTGCAGACAATGCAGTAGATGTATTAGAGACAGGTGCTAAAGAATTTGTTGGTGATTTGTTAAAACTTCCTAAACCAATTTCAAAAATTAGAAAATCAGGCTACACACACTTAATTAAGTGCTTTGCATATAAAAAGAAAAACAAAGAAGTAGAGGCAGGATGGGGCAAATATTATGGCCCAATGCTTGAGCATGGAACTGTAAAAATGAATGCTCAAGAACATCTATACCCAGTATGGGATAGAAATAAAGAAAAGTATTATAAAAAAATGCTTACCAAGTTAGGAATAAAAACTTGGTAATTTTTTATTAAAAGGAGGATTTTAAAATGGCAATTAATACAAAAAAACCTATGGTAAAAGAAACAGTAGGTGCATTATACTATGCATTCAATACACCAGATGCTTCTGGCAATTTCACAACAACATATGAAGAAAATGTTACAAAAAGCAATGTAGTAAAAAATATAGGAACTACAGAAAACTCTGAGGTAGCTGTGGTTAGAGCTTCAGGACAAGACTATACAACTGTAAATCAAAACGAAAGTATAGAGATGGCAGTAGAAGTAGTTGCTTTTGACCCAGAAGATTTAGCAAAAATGAGAGGAGATGTTATAGGTACAGCAGGATTAAACCGTTCTGGAAGAACAGCCACAAGACCTTTCTTTGCATTTGGAAAAGTTGTAAAAAAACTAGAAGGAAAATTTGAATTAGCTTGGTACCCTAAATGCCAATTAGTAGAAAATACAGATGATATCGCAACAAAAGAAGAGAGCTTTTCAGAGCAAAATGATACAGTAACTATAAAAGCTTATGCATATAATGACTTAGGAGATAAAAAAACATATGTAAACAATGAAATGTCAAAATTCCCAGAAGGATTAACAGAAGAACTATTCTTTGCAAAGCCAATTTTAGATGATGCAGGACTAGCTGCAGCAATTACACCAGGAACTTAGAAAAAAGTTGGGCTCTAGAATTGATTTAGAGCCCTTTTTATAAGGAAATAATACAAAGATATGAGGTAATAATATGGAAATAGAATTAAAAAATGGAGAAAAGATAATTTTAGAGGTGACATCACTTTTTTTAGAATATATTGAGGATTATGAAGGCGGACTAGAACAATTAAAAAAAGATGCAGAAGGGCAAAAAGATAAAAACGGATATACAAAAACAATGTATGCAACAAATCAAATTTTATATGCAATAATAGCATCAAACTATGACGAGCCTTTAACATACAGGCAAGCGGTGCGACTTGTGAAATTAGAAGATATTGACCCAATTATTAATTTTGTAATAAACAATACTCCAGATATTAAGAAAGGCAATGTTATAAATATAAACAAGCCGAAACACAGAATGTAGAAAAATGCAAAATTATGTCGAAACATTTTTCTTGTAATATTTTGCTGCAAAAGGTAAAATGTAATAAGGAAGGTGATATTATGGAATGTCCAAAATGTAATAAAAAAGTAAGTGAACTAGACGAAAAATGTCCATACTGTGGATTAGATTTTGAAATTTATGAAAAAGAAAAAAACATAAAAAAAGAGAATTACGAAAGCGGCTATAAAACAGTTGCTTTAAGATTTATAAATGCTTTTCAATTAATTTGTTGTATAATAATTGCTTTTGTGAATTGGAGCAATGAAAAGATAATTGCAGGATTTACATTTTTATTTAGTGGAATTGTACTGTTTGCATTTATAAAAGGCTTTTCAGATATAATCGATTTGCTAGATAGTATAAATGGTAAATTAGACAACAAGTAGAATATTAAAAAACAATGAGTATCAAACAATAATGAAGTAAGCTTTTGCAGAAGGTTGAACAGCTTGTAAAGTTTGCCACTAGGAGATGAACAAGGATGAATAATAATAACATAGAATCTAAATACAAGATAATAGGATTTATTGCATTTATTATAATTTGCATTGTATTATACTTTTGCATATTTGGCTCTAATAGTAAAGAAAATAATACAAGTAAAGAACCAGACGAAATAGAATTAATGACTTATGCTCAAATGGTCTTAGAAGATAATTTATATAAACCAGACTATTCAAGTTATAAAGGAGATTACGAATTTATAAAAACAGGATTAAGATATAAAATAGAAGGAAAGGTAAATGGCGAAAAGTTCTGGATGATTATAGAATTTGTAGATGAAACATATGAAGAATATGATTTGATATCACTACAAATTGGAAATAATAAAATATATTAATAAAAAACATTTGCAAATGCAGGTGTTTTTTTATTTAGCATCAGATTTACTCTGGTGCTTTTATTATGCCTAAAAAAGAGGTGAAATAAAGTGGGAAGTAATGATTTAAAAAGAGTAGGACTTATATTTACAGAAGAGGGAGCAAAAGATTTTAAGAAAACTCTTCAAGATATAAATATAGAAATGAATAAGAATTATAATCAATTTAAGCTAACACAATCACAATGGGATAATTCTACTAAATCAACAGAGAAATTAAAAGCACAACAAGAATATTTAACAAATGCTTATGAGATTCAGTCAGATAAAGTAAATGTTTTAAAAATGCAATTAGCTGATTTAGAAAATGCAGAAAATAAAAATACAACAGCTATAAAAAAGAAACAAAATGAATTAACTAATGCAGAAATTAAACTAAAAAATTATGAGAGTAAATTAAAAGATGTTCAAACACAACTTACAAATACAGGTAAAAAACTTGAAGAATGGGGAGAAAAAGTTGAAAAATCAGGAAAGAAAATAGAAAACGCAGGCAAGAAGTTGTCTGCGTTTTCTGCTGCAAGTATATCAGCCTTAACTTTAAGTGCTAAGAGCGCAATAGATTTTGAAGATGCTTTTGCAGGAGTAGAAAAGACAGTTGATGGAACGAAAGAACAAATGGAAGAATTAAAACAGGGCATTAGGGACATGGCAAAAGAAATGCCTTCTTCTACAACAGAGATAGCGGCAGTAGCAGAAGCAGCAGGACAGTTAGGAATAAAGACAGAAAACATATTAGATTTTTCAAAAGCAATGATAGATCTAGGAAATTCCACAAATCTTACTGCTGATGAGGCTGCTTCACAGCTTGCAAAATTCGCAAATATAACTCAAATGTCACAAAAAGACTTTGACAAATTAGGATCAACAATTGTTGATTTGGGTAACAAATATGCAACAACAGAAGCGGATATTGTAAGTATGGCCATGAGGTTAGCAGGTGCAGGAAAACAAGTTGGTTTCTCAGAAGCGGAAATTTTAGGGTTGGCAACAGCATTGAGTTCAGTTGGAATAGAAGCAGAGATGGGTGGTTCAGCAATTTCTAAGGCAATGGTAAAAATGCAAAATGCTGTTGAACAAGGTGGCAAAAAGTTAGATACAGTACTAAAAAAGACAGGAATGACATTAAGAGAATTAGAATTGATGTCTGCAAATGATTCGAAGGGCTTTAAAGAATTGTCACAAAGTATTGGGATGACAAGCACAGAATTAAAACAATTGATAACAGCAGGAACAAATCTTGAAGACTTTGCAAAAGTTTCAGGAATGACAACAGAGCAATTTAAAAAAGCATGGAAAGAAGATGCTGCAGGTGCACTATCAGAGTTCATTAAAGGCTTAGGAGATGCTGAAAACAAAGGCGAAAGCGCAATTACAATGCTTTCTGAAATGGGGCTAACTGAAGTTAGATTAAGAGATTCTTTGTTGCGTGCAGCAAATGCTGGGACCCTGTTTAATGATGCAATAAATACAGGAACACAAGCATGGAAGAATAATACAGCATTAACAAATGAAGCAAATAAAAGATATGATACTCTAAAAAGTAAAATAAAAATAGCAATTAATAAATTAAAAGATATGGCTATTACTCTCGGAAACAAACTAATGCCAAGTATTGAAAAAGTAATAGAAGGACTTGGAAAATGGATTGATAAGTTTAGCAAATTATCAGATAAGCAAGTAGATATGATAGTAAAAATAGGACTTATTGTTGCGGCAATAGGACCTTTGGTTGCGATAATTGGAAAAGTAACATCAGCAATAGGCGGAACAGTAAAAGGAATAGGAACTTTTACTCAAGCAATAGGAGTAATGCGAGGAAGTGTGACAACAACAGATACAGCAGTTAATGGATTGGCAAAAATAATTCAAGGGTTATCGAGCCCAATAGGAATTGCAATAACGTCAATAGGTGCTTTAGCAAGTGCATATATATGGCTAAGAAGTGAGGCTGAAAAGATACCAGAAGAATTGCAAAGAAATATAGAAGAAATGGAAAAGGTAAAAAAAACGCATGAAGAATATAGAGAAGAATTGGATAAAACAGCGTCTAGTAGCCTTGCTGAAATTAAAAATACTGAAGATTTAAGAAATGAACTAAGTAATTTAGTAGATGAAAATGGAAAAGTAAAAGAAGGATATAAGGACAGAGTATCGGTAATTTTAAATGAACTAAACAAAGCGTTAGGAACAGAATATACTTTAACAGGAGATGTTATAAATCAATATAAGACATTACAAGAAGAAATTGATTTATTAATATTAAAAAAGAAAGCTCAAATTATTTTAGAGAATGAAGAATCGAAGTACTCAACGGCAATTCAAAATAAAACCAGTGCATATAAAGACATGATAAATGCTCAAAATGAATATAATAAGGCGTTAGAAGGGAAAACTTATGAACAGTACTTTAATGATCTTCAACAGAAATATATAGATGCAGGATATACAGCAAAAAAATCTGCAGAACACGCAAAAGATTATATGTCAAAGTGGGTAGATGGATATAAAGAAACTTTTGAAAGTTATCAGACCATATATAATGATTATTTAACAGATATTGCTAAATATGAAAATGATTATGCGATAATGCAAAGCAATAATACTGATAAAATAAAAAAAATGACAGATGAAAGAATAAGCAATTATGGAAGAGAAAAATTGTCAAGAGAAGCGCAAATACAAGAAGGTATTCAACAAGAAATTTATAATATAGAAGAATTAAAAAAAATATATCAAGAAGACTTAAACAATAAAAATGAAATCTCTGCGCAAGCTAATGCTAATGCCATCGAAAGCTCAAATCAAAGACTACAAACATTATTGGACGAATTAACTGCACAAACATCTACTATTAATGAAAATAGTCCAGAAGTCATAAATGCTTGGAAAGAATTGGCAACAAGTTCGTATGCTACGTATTACGAGAGGGTTTCAAAAATGCCACCAGAACTAAGTAAAAAAATTCAAGAAATGACGGGTGTTACTGCAGAGAGAACACCAGAATTGGTAAAAGAAACCGAAAATATGATGAGTTCAGTCTTAGATGAAATAGAGCAAAATGCAGAATTTAAAAGTGAAGCTATTAAAAATTTAAACAGCTTTCTATCTGGTTTGTCTGATAGCGAATTAAAAGAGCTACTAGAACAAGCGGGGATTGAAGATGTAGACAAAGTAATGGAAGGAATAAAAAAAGGAAACTTATCAGAAGAGCAAGGGAAAAATATTCTCAGTGGTTTAAACAGTGGATTAAATAACAAAAGCTGGAAAGATAGCTTATGGAGTACTGCAAGGGGAATAGCATCAAAATTATCAGGGCTTCTCACTGTAAAAGCACGTGTTAATGGAGCAACATCTAAATTACCAGGGCATAAATTAGGATTAGATTATGTTCCAAAAGATAATTATGTGGCTAGATTACATAAAGGAGAAAGAGTTTTAACAAAAGAGGAAAATGAGGCTTATACTCAAGCGGAAGAGAATGGAAAAAGAAAAAACTTATCAAAAAACTCAATCACAAATCAAGAAATAGATTACGGAAAAATGGCAAGTGCATTTCTAAGTGCACTAAATAAATGTAAATTAACGTTAGATGAAGATGGCTTTGCAAGGATAGTAAAAAATGAATTATACGAGGTGTTATAATGTTTAAATTTAAAGGAATATCAAATACAGATATGCAAGTTGTAATTGAAGAAGAAGAACATTTCTTAGCTAAAGCTTCACAGAAATATGAAGTTACAGAAATAGAAGGAAGAGATGATGCTATTTTTGATGAATTAGGCTATTCTTATGTTGAAAGACCTATTTATGTGCAATGTTTGAATCCTGACAAACTTGATGATATCCTTGCGTGGTTAGATGGTGAGGGAGAGTTAGAATATAAAGGAAGAAAAACAAAAGCAAGATTTTATGCGGAATTAGAACCAAAAAGGACTGCAGGAATCAAAATTATTGACACTAATTTTATCAGAGCTCCATTTTGGGAGAAAGCTGATGATAATTATATAGTAGTTACAAATAATGTTCAAAACGAAGGAAATAAAACAAGTAGACCTATAATAAGAATTGAAAAAGGTTCAAGTGATAGTATTGAATTAACTTTAGGTGGTGTTAGGTTTAAATATACGTTTAGCGAAAATGATACTTATGTAGAAATAGATTGTGAAGAAAAAACAGTTGTATATGAAGGCCTTAATAGAAGCAGAAATCTTGAAATAGGATACAAATATCCAAAATTAGAAGTAGGAAACAATGCAATCGTAATACATAGTGGCTCAGCTACTGTCAAAATAAAAAGAAAGGACAGATGGCTATGATTAAAATATTTAATGCAACTGATACAGATTTTAAAACAGCAGGAAACATTATTATTAATCCTTTACATTGTCATGAGATTAAGAAAAAGTCTTTAAATGGATGGTATATTGAAGTAGAAATTCCAATTAAATATAAAGAGTATATAGAAGCCGATAAGCTATGTGTAGTAAAAACAAAATCTAAATTAAAACCACAAGCATTTAGAATAAATGATAGCATAACATATACGAATAGAAAAATAAAATTCACAGCTGAACATGTAATGTTTGATAGTAGAAGATATGTACTTTTAGATGTAAGACCAACTAATTTAAATGGCCAGAATGGGTTAAAATATGTTAATGAAAGGACTGATAAAACCAGTCCTTTTTCTATCACCTCAAATGTTGAGAACGTAAGTACAGCATATTTCATAAGAAAGACTTTATTAGAATCTTGGCAAGTGTTTGAAGAGCGATGGGGAGGAGTATTTGAAGCAGACAACTGGGATATTAGTTTTAAACAAAGCATAGGAAAAGATAATGGCGAAACTATTGTTTACGGTAAAAATATGCAGGGATTCGAAATCTTTGAGGACTGGTCTAATGTGTGCACAAAAATTTTACCAGTTGGATATGATGGACTTTTATTGCCTGAAAAATATTTAGAAAGTGAAACTCAATACGAAATACCATATACAAAAATAGTAGATTTTCAAACGGATTTAAAAACAGAGGAACAAACAGAAACTAATCTATTAGTAGAGTTAAGAAACAATGCAAGCAAATATTTAGAAGAAAATTGTGTTCCTAAAGTTAGTTATACAGTAAATTCAAATGTAAATAATGATTTAGAGATAGGGGACACAATAAAAGTTTTACATCCTTTTGTAAATATTTTTACAGAGGTTTTAGAGTATGAATATGATTTGATTTCTGAAAAAGTGAAGTCATTGACTTTTGGAAATTACACAAGAGATGTCAAAACAAAATTTAACAATATAAAAAATACTATTGAAACAATTAAACAAACAGTATCAAAACAAGAGATAACTATAAAAGAACAAACAAATCTGATTAATTCTCTAAATAAAAATGGATATGTTTATATAGATGATAATGAAATTTTAATACTTGATCAATTGCCAAAAGAGAAAGCAAAAAATGTATGGAGATTTGGACTAGGTGGTATAGGGTTCAGTTCAAAGGGATATGAAGGGCCATTTGAAACAGCAATAACAATGGATGGAAAAATAAATGCTGATTTTATAACGACAGGAACAATGGCTGTTGATAGAATAGAAAGTTTGGCAAATTTTATAACTGATACAAGTGCTTCAATAGCAGCAATTGAGTTACAACAAGACAGTATAACTACAAAAGTATCATCACTTGAAAAAACAACAGTAAATAAAGTACAAGTTCAATATGCCTTAGGAGATACTTCAACTACTCCACCGACGACTGGATGGAGTGAAACTGCCCCAGAATGGCAAGCAGGAAAATATATGTGGCAAAAGACTGTCACAACATATTCTGATGGAGCAACAAAAGAATCAAAAGCGACTTGTATACAAGGAGCAAAAGGAGAAACAGGAGCTAGTGGAACTGACGGCAAAGATGGAACAAATGGTAAAGACGGTAAAGATGGAGTAGACGGAAAAGACTATTGGAGAACAACAGCTGTTGTTGATTTGTCAGATAATTCTGCATATTCGGAAGATACTTGGTACCCTGTAACTGGTTCACAACTGCCAAGTGATGGATTAGCAAGAATAAAAGTTTATGTACAATTAAATAGTGGAACAAAACCATCTTGGAGTACTCATAATAACGGATTTTCTGTAGATTTAGATTTAGAAACTCAAAGAAAAGGTTGGGGAACTACAAAAGGTTTAACTTTAATATATGCTGATAATTATAATTTTTGTTCAGTTTCTCCTGTGAGTTATCAACAAATGAGTTATAGCAGTACACCAGTATTGTTTATGCGAGGTGGAGGAAAATATAAGGTAAGTACAACTTATGCTTGTGTATGGACACCACATGCAGATACATATACATGGACATCAGGACAATATTCTCAATCAGTATCACCTCAAACAAGTAGGCCAACGCTTGAAGGACAGTCGATACAAGGTAAAACAGGCAAAGGAATTAAATCAATACAAGACCAATATTACTTATCTACTAGCAACACAACTCAAACTGGTGGAACTTGGAAGAATACGCAAGACGCGTGGGAATCTGGAAAGTATATTTGGACAAGGTCTCATATAACTTGGTCAGACGACACAACAACAGACACTACGCCGATTCTAGCCGAGAGTTTAAACACAGCAAATGAGAACGCTGTTCTTGCACAAGAAAAAACGGCGGAGCAAAAAATAGAGATTGATTCAATTAAGCAAACTGTGAGTCAAACACAAACAACAGTTGCTAATAACTATACCGAAATCAAGCAGAAATTTGGCGATTATGCACCTAAAAGTGATGTAATTACGTTACAAAATAGTGTCGAAAGAATCCAAACAGACACATATACAAAGACAGAAATAAACACTAAATTAACGGACGGAAGTGTAACAAAAGTTACAACAACTTGTGGAACTTTTGACGAGAACGGATTAACAATAGAAAAAACAAACGCAAAGACAAAAGGAAATTTCAACGAAAAAGGAATGAAAGTTGTTGACGCAACAGGCTCTAGTGAAGAAATACTTTTATTCGCTGGTTACGATGAAGAAACAGACGAAACTATTGTTAAAAGCAAGAATATGACAGTAGAAAAATACTTGACAATAGGAGCAAACTGTAGATTTGAAGACTATGTAAATCCCATCTTAGGTGGAAAAGGAACAGGGGCATTTACTCTATAGAAAGGAGAAAAAAATGGCAAGAATAAATGGTAGCGTATCGCAGAGGTCAGATAGTTATTCGTTTTTTATAGACTGGTCAGAAAGCATGAACTCAAATTATACAAGTACTAACGAAACAACAGTAAGTGCTACAGCATATATATATTGTTCAAAACATACAGCGCATGCTAGTGGATTATCTCAAAAATTAGTAATAGATGGAACAGAATTTCCAGCAACAAAATCAGTAAATTTAAGTTCAGGAGTAACAGTGGCATTAGTTAGTGGCTCGAAGACAATAACGCACGACGCAGACGGAAGAAAGTCCATTACTATAAGTGCTGATTGTGATTTGCCTGATGGTAATGGTTGGGGTCCTGCTTGGGGTAGTGCTAGTGGCACGGCAGAGCTAACAACAATCCCAAGAGCAAGTTCAATATCAGCAACAGACGCAAACATAGGAAGTTCTTCAATTATTATTATAAACAGGGCGAGTTCAGAATTTACTCACACAGTTACATATAGTTTCAGTGGTTTAAGTGAAAAAATAGCAACAAAAACAGGTAGTACAAGCTTAGGCTGGACAGTACCAACAAGCTTTTATCAGAAAATTCCAAACAGTCAAACAGGAACAGTAACAATAACTTGCGATACATATTCAGGAGACACAAAAATAGGAACAAAAACAACAACAATGACAATAAGTGTTCCAGAAAGTTCGCACCCTGTAATTGATAGTGCAACAGCAATAGATACAAATGCAACAACAGTAGCCTTAACAGGAAGTAATAAAAGATTAGTAAATTATAAATCAACAGTAAAACTAAGTGTAACAGGTAGATGTTTAAATTACGCAGGTTTTAGTAAATTAAGAGAAAGAAATATATATGATATACCTGCTACAAAAACAACAAGTGGTGCTACAACAACTGTAACAGGCACAAAGACTTATGAAAATAATACATTAGAACAATTTAAGATTTGCTTGGTAGATACAAGAGATAAAATGAGTGATTATAAAATTTTAAATCAAGCAAATGGAGATTTTACAGTAGTACCATATATTCCTTTGACAATAAATGCAGAGTTTAAAAGAACAACTCCAACACGGCGGAGGAGTAAGCTTAAGCTTTTCAGGAAATTTCTACAATGGCTATTTTGATACAGCTAAAACTAAATTTAATACACTAGGAATTAAATGGAGATATAGAGAAGCAGGCTCTTCAACTTGGTCAGCTTGGACAAGTTTAGTTTTAAATACTGGTTTTAAATATGGTACAGGAAACACATATTTTAGTGGCAACGGTACATCTTTACAAGAAATTTCACTTGGAACTGGATTTAACTACAAAAAGAACTATATTTTTGAATTATGTTATAACGATAAATTATCAAGTGTAACTTATTCTCAAACTGTCAAAGAAGGAGAACCTTGTTTTGATTACGGAAAAGATAAAAATGGAAACAATTATTTAAATGTAAATGGAGAGTTTTATAAAAAGAATGAAAAGTTAATTCAGACAAATATGATTACTTTTGCAAAAAATAATGACCAGAGCCTTGCTAAAGATACAAAAGTAACGTTAGAGCTTAATGAAGTGATTGCACAAATAGGAGACAAACTAAGTACAAGCAACTACGGGGTAAAGATAGGCAAAGGTGTTTCTAAAGTTAAAGTGAGTGGCATTGCGTGGATTGAGGCTGGATGGAGCACAAACGGTTCAGGTTACAGATGGTTACAGATATTGAAAAATGGTAATACATACAAAGATGTTGTTGCCATGGCAATGTTGCCAGAAGCAGTTAATGTGTGGGGTTCCCCTTCAATTCCTTCAGTGTTAGTAGAAGTCAAAGAAGGAGACTTAATATTTATGGCGGTAGCAGTATCTGTTGATGGTTCTTGCCGAGCAGGAAGTTATGGAAAAGCTTCTACATATCTAACAGTAGAAGTTGTAGAGTGATGGAGGTGAGAAGAGTTGAAAGTGATAGAAATAGTTTTAACAATAGCAGGCTTCTTAAACGCAATATCAGTAATAATAAATTGCGTAATAAATACTAAAAAGCCAGCCGAGAAAGCAATACAAAAGAAATTAAGTGAAATATTAGAGCCACTTGATAATAAAATGGATGACACAAATAAATACATTAAAAAGATAGATAAAAACGAATGCATGAATTTTCTAGTAAACTTTTTAGCAGATGTAGAAAATGGCATTGAAAAAGACGATGTGCAAACAAAAAGAGCTTGTGAAGTGTATGATCACTATGTAAAAGACCTACAAGGAAATAGTTACATACATGACAAGTGGACAAGAGTAATGATAGAAGGAGGTAAAATATAATGAAAAACAAGAAACTAATAATTTCAGCAGTTGTAACAATATTGTTAGCATTAGCAGGAGTATTCTTTGGTATAGAATACACACAAGACGATGTAGACAAAATCAGCGAAGGAGTAGAAACAGTAGTAAGTATAATAGAAGAAAATCAGTCTACAAAAGAGATACCAGAGGCTTATGTAGAAGATGAAAAAGCACTAGAAGAGCAAGAAGTAGAAGACGAAGGTTTTGAACTACAAGGAGAGATAGCTTACAACGGTTCTAGTGAATTGCCAAGCGTGAGCCTAGGACAATATACAGGGCTTACATATTATAGCCAAATAGACCCACGTTGGAAAAATAAACTATATACAAGCACAGGAAATTCAAGTCAAACAATGGGTTCAAGTGCATGTGGACCAACTTGTAGTGCAATGGTGGTATCAAGTATAAAAGGAACAATATTGCCAACCGAAATGGCAGATTTATATGTGCAATATGGATTTAGAAGTGCTAACAACGGCACATATTGGTCTGCATTTAGATGGACAGCAGATGTGTTTGACATAGGCTATAAAGAAATATATAAACTAAACGATGTATGTGACTTACTAGAACAAAACTATATGATAATATCAGCTTGTGGAAACGGTCTATTTACAACAGGAGGACACTTCATATTAATATATGGCTATGAAGATACAAACGGAAGTGGACAATGTGATAGCGGAGATAGATTAAAGATATATGACCCATACCTATATAGTGGAAAATTCAACTTAAGTACACGTAGAGGAAAAGCAACAGTTGAAGGAAATACAGTATATGTAGAAAAGGAAACATTTAGAGCTTATGCAAATTATAGCGGATTCTTTGCATTCAAAAACGATAGAACAGATACAAAAGAAGATAACACAAACGTAGTAACAGCAACTTACAATAGATATGTAAAAGTAAATACTTCATTAAATGTAAGAAGTGGACCTAGTACAAATTACAGTATAGTAGGTAGAAAATACAACGGAGATAAAGTAACAGTATACAAAGAAAGTTCAAGTTGGAGCAACATTGGAATAAATGAGTGGGTGTCTAGTGATTTTTTAACAGATAGCAACGTACAAGTTCCAAATACAGTAGGGCAATATAAGAGACTAAAATCAACCACTACATTGTATTCAAATTCAAATTTGACAGGAATAAGATATACATATTTAAAAAATACAAAAGTTAAGATATTACAGAATGTGTCAAGTACAGTAGATAGAATATATGTGCCAGCAACTGGCAGATACGCTTATGTAGATAATTCAGCATTTAGAACGATAACAGTATCGGGAGTAAATCTAACAGGGCAATACAAAAGATTTAAAAGCAATACAATAATATATTCTAATTCTAACTTAACTGGAACAAAGTATTATTACTTGCCTAAAACAAGAGTAAAAGTTATAGCAGACTATGGAAATGTTAATAAAATATATGTTCCTGCTACTGGAAGATATGGTTTTGTTTCAGAAAATGTTTATAGATAAAAAATAAGCAAAAACACCCAAAAATCAAGGTATATAAGTATATTCATTAAAAAAATAAAAGGCTTAAAAGCGATTTTGAAAGGTCGATTTTTGACTTGATTTCAAAGAATTTCCTTCCAAAATTCGACATTTCGTGTCGAATGATTTTTCTTGACAAAATGTAATAAAATGGTATAATATTAACTTGCAAATAAAAATGTTTGATATTATGTAAATTTTGTGTTATAATA